ACCCACTTGCTGGATTTGGGCGGCAGTATGGGACAACCACCCAGCATCCAATGTTTTGGCCATTGCAGATGTGAAACCGGGCAGCGTCGAACGCAGTACCAGTGCCGTTAAATTCATCTGATCAACCTGTCCGCTCGGATAAATATGAGCAACGCCCAGTGCTGATGAAGGAATGCCATTGATAATGGCATTCGATGCCGCCGCTTCAATGATTAGGCATTTAGCAATCTGAGCCTGTGCTATTGTCGGCGGCGGGTTCTGTATCAACGCCGCCTCCGCATCGGTGATAGCCGTCACACCAGGGGGTAGCCATTGGGCATAATTTTGAGCGTCGGCTGTATCCAAAAAATAAAGCGCATTATTTGCATCAGTAAAATAAGTCATTAGCTCATCTCCGACCAGTTATTAATTGTTAAAGTGCCAGTTGTCACTAGCTGGTACTTTTGGCCAGGCTGGACAATAAAACTAAATGATGGGAACAGTGATGACAAAGTCGAATAAGCCGAATACAGTAAATTAACCAAACTGCCCGACGGGCCAGCCTGGGCCGTGGCTGTACCGGCAACGTTATAGCCGAACGTCAACGAAATCATAACTGTCATCGGCTTAGTGCCCGTATTAGTATAAATCGTATTTGCCGCCCGACTCCCCGTCACAACATTGTAACTTTGGCTTAAACCAATCGCTTGACTCAACTGCGTATACCCGGCTAACGTCGTAGCTAACGCAGCTATCGTCTCGTAACTCGCCAATATGGTCGTCAACGCACTTGACGACACATACCCCGCCAAAGCCTGAGCCACCACCCAGCTCCCTTCAAACGCACACCAGTTGTATCCGTCACTTATCAAAGTGAGCGACTGCTGCGGCGCCAATTGAATCATTCCGCCGTTTGAAACACCGTTAAAGAAAAACCCCCACGCTTTCCAATAGGTGGAGTTTGGTGGTGCTTGATTGGTGTTGGCGAGAATGCAGGAATAATTAATGCCATTGTAATAAACAAGGCTAGGTGTCAAACCCGCAACATAAGCCGCAGTGCTGTTCCAGCCCACCGCGCCAGGGGATTGGCCGATTTCTATAGTTTGCATTGCGCCGCCGTTGTTAGCAAACCTAAACATCATGCCGCCATTGTTATTGGCCGAGGGTATAGTTGTGGTAAATGCCGCTGATCCGCCAAATTCAAAAAATGACCCGAAATTGGCCGCAGTAAGTGTGGTCGCCGCCGACAAACCAATCGCCCCATTCATACTCCCGACAGACCCAGACGCACCAAAAGCCGGGTTCAACAGCACCCACGCACCTAGCACCACGTCCCACTGCAACTCAATCCAATGACCTCCTCCGGCAATATCACCGGGCACCAACGGCGCCCCAGCGCCCTTGACAATCGTGTGCGCCGCAATCACCCCATTGTTGGGCGTAAAAGTTGGCGTTGCCGTCAAATTAGCAGCAGACGACCGCACACTCAATGACATCCCATTTTGTAAACCTGTCACAGCTGGACTAAAACTAGCTGTAATGGCATCAGACGACCCGCCAGCATTCGCAACCCATAAGCCACCATTTTGAATCGCCTGAGCCAACTGCCCAACATTTGAACTAGAAGCCGTCAATCCTGCTGCCGTAATCACATTAACGATTTCCCGCTGCGGCTGCTCAATCGCAGCCCCCGGCGGAATAGACCCCGCCGTAGCCGTGGCAGGATTGCCCGTCACATACGGATCGTTAGCAGCACCGCCCATAGGAGGGTTATATATCATGGTTAAGCCTCATTCATAGATAAAGATAAGAATCTTGTGCGCCTGGTTAATGCGATTAATCCGGCATTCCAAGTCGGCCGCCACATCGATCTTAGTGATAGGATCGACACCGCATTCCGACTCGCCACAGCGAAAATACGTCACCCGAGGGCCCAACACTGTGATTGCCCAATAATCCCTAACCGCATGACCGTACGACATGAGTGCATCAATGCCGCACTGGCTAATGCCGCACACAAACGGGTGATAATTGGTGATAGTGATGCTATAGCCCATAGCAGCCGCCAGCGCAATATAGAACGCAGGCGTTTGTCCACCGGGTGATGTCAACTTGGTGACCAAATCCGCGCGGCGCGTTTGCAGCGTGTCAGCCACGCCCACCGCGCATGGATCGGGCAGCCCCGCGAACGCCTCCCAGTCATTCAACAGCTGCAGCGCATATCGCGGGTCCAGCTCCACCCGCAGCGCGTCACAAGCCGCATCAAAACGGCCAAAAGTTTGCGCCGTGGCTTCAAGAATTTCATACAAGCCGCTGCCGGGCTGGCGCAAATCGTCCCACAACTTACCATTTGGCAAATGGTTTAGCAGGGACTGCAAATAATCGGCGGCACTATTGCTCATGCCAGCGTAGTAAAGGTGATAGTGCCCAGCGTGACAATATTCCCAGCACTGGGCGAGACATTAGCAGTCGGACCGGACAGCACATAGTCAACGATACCCAGCGACTGATCGATCGCCTCTTCAATTTGAGTTATCAAAACCACGCCGCTACCGGAACCATTTTCATAATTTGCCTCCGCCAAAATCAGCGCAGTCAAGCTGGCAGTCACGGCGGCTTGCGTCGCAGTGGTGTTAGGCTTGATGGCAATCGCTGGGTTCATCGGTGCGGCCACCGGCGGCACAACATAGATTTTCGAGCAATCGGCAGGCACGAAGGGCTGCAAATAAGCAGCCAGCGCCGTTGCATTGGCAGCCAACGGAATACCGTTCGCATAAGTGGCATCCATCATGAACGTGATCAGCACCGTGCCCGCACCCATGCCACACGGCGTACACCAAGCGCGGGTCACTCCCGGGAAACCTAATGCCCACCCCTGATAATCCGTTTGGCTGCCGCCTGCCACCGGATTGCGCACCCGCTCGAACAGCCTTGCCTGCAATGCCTCATCACCCTCCTGATCGGTGCCACCGGTCAGCGGCGCAGCCAGCGTAACACTGGAATTGACGCCTGGCAGGGGAGTGACCACCGTCAGCACCTCACCGGCGGCCAGATTGGTGTCCGCGCCGGCCAGTGTGCAGACCACAGAAACGTTGGCACTACCACCTGTCATAATAGTATCCGTGCCGGTGGCATATTCCAGACCATAGCGGCTTTGCAACAGCGTATTAGCCGGGATATCCGCGCTGGATGCGCCAGTGAAGAGTATCGTGCCACCGGCAGCGGTCGGCGGCAAACTGGCCAAGCCCCATACCGCCGCAAATTGCTGTAGCGAGATACCGGTCGCAGTAAAAGGATGGCATTGCAACGCCACATTATCGAGTTTGGCATATAAGCCATGCGCCACGCCAGACAAGGCATACTTCACCCCCTCGACCACCGCATTGTATTGGCCCGGATTGACCCCCCCGGTGATGGCCAGATCGGTGGCGACCTGTCCAAGTATCTGCGGCAACGTCGGCGTAACAAAATCGCTCATGCCGCCACCAAAAATTGATTGTTCCAAACCGCCCCGTTAGGCTCGGTAATTTGCACGTAAGCCTCCAAAAATCCATCCGCCCGCCAATCCGCCCAGGTGTTGACCGCAGTCGCCAAACCGGCATCAATCAGCCATTGCAGCGCATCATCTATATATAAAGGAGTCAACGACCGGGTATCCTCGATTTGCTTGGCATTGCGCAACGTCCAAAGCAGAGAACCGTGCGGCCGCGCCTGTATCCCCGGCGTTGAGCCATCAGAGGGATAATCATCCCCCCAAAAGCCACCCTGATAGCTTTGTGTGGCATCAAAAAACGCCGGCAACGCATCACTGGCCGTGATGCGCCGATCCGTAAACAACGAGGCAATCACCAACGATTGCAGCGAATTGTCAATGACTGGCGAATTAACCAACCACAACAGGCTATTACTGCCCGTCATATCTTGGGTCAACGCAAAATCAACCACATTCATAACGATTTCACCTTGGCTGAACCGGACATAATCTGTCCGGTCGAAAGATTCACCGCATCGCCCACCCGCGCAACTGCCGCACCACCGGCACCGCCCAGATTGATGCTGTTGCTGATGACATCGGTTTCCGGTGCCGTAATGACCACCTTGTTCGGACTATTCACTGCAACATGATCGGCATGCAACACCACCGACTGCCCTTGATTGTCATAAATAGCCACCTCGCCCGAGGCCAGCCCCGCCAGGCGATAGCGTCGGTCCGCGACACAGACCACTATCGCGTTACCGGCATGGGCGCCGACATTCAGCACAATGCCTTCAGCACCAGGCAGCGGATTGGCCGTAAAACCGTAGGCTTCAAAATGCTCCAGCCCGTCCAACGGATTACCGCCCAGTGCTTGCAACTGCACCAGCTGCATTTTCAGCGCACTATTGACCAGCGTCACCACACCGCGAGCAATCAGCCCCTGCAACCGGCGCAACATTATTCCACCACCCCAGCACCCCGGGCGCGTTTGGAGACAGACTTGCGCACCTTAACCACATCCGGTATCGCATCCATGGACAGCGGTGCCAAATCGAATGCGGCGGGTGGGCGCACGTCGAGCAGAGTGATAAAACCAGCCTGATCATCCACCTCAAACACAACCTCAGCAACCAACAGCCGGGCATTGACATTCAGCAGCGGATCAACGACATCCACCAACACATTGGGCGCCCATAACGCATCCGCGTTATACCAGCCCTGCACGGTGTAACTGATCGCCTGACCCTCACCGGCGCGGCGGTTCAATTCCGCTTGTGCCCGATTTTTGCAATCGGCGGCATTGGCCGGCCCGTCAGCGATCACCGTCAGTGGCCGATAACGCACCGCCGCATTAACCGCGCCCGCGTTAATCACCGCCGCCGCATCACCAAAGTTGTCATCCGTGCCGCGCATTTGCGACACCACAGAGACCGCGCTAAAATCACCTTGCGAACTGAACATAGCAGTGGCTCGCAAAATGTTTTCGCCAAACACCAAAGCCGTGGGCGACACGGCAGTACCGGTTTGCACAAAGCTCACCGACCCATCGGGCATACTGACCAGGCGCACCGCCCGAATACGGCTCAACTTATTCAGAAACTCAAAAATAGATTCGCCCGGTTCTATGGCCACCGCCGGAAAGGCCGCCCCGATATCGGCTGAAGCCGTCACACCGATACCGAAAGGCCCCGCCAACGCCTGCGCGATTTGCAGCAACGTCCGGCCATTGAACTGCATCCCGGCAGTCGAGCAATCCACCAGATCAATCGCCTTGCTATAGCCTGAGACACTTATCTGATGGCCCTTGTCATCATAAGCCGGATTGACATCCACCAAATAGCCAGTGACCAGCAGAATGCCATCGACCAAGACTTGGCAGGACTGACCCTTCTGGATAGGCATCACCGCTTGCCCATATTCCCAGCGATCCGCCAGACAAAGCGTAAAGCCATTGCTGGCCTGCTTGATAGACTGGACAATCCTAATTTTTTGCCACCCCACCCATTTTTGGCCGTTGATCTGCAATTCGACATTAGGCACTTAGCACCCCCAAGGCAAAACGGACTTCGAATACCGTTTTGCGGGCATTGCCCAAATTTCCAAAAGTGAATTCGAGATCACATTTGCAAAAGCTAACTCGAATTCGCTTTTGCAGTTCGACATTAGGCACTCAACACCTCCAAAGGCACACCGCCCGGCACAAAACAAGCATTTTGCACAGACGTGTTGCGTGACAAAATATCGCCCTCTCGGGATGCATCGCCATACAAATCATAGGCCAGCACAATCGCCGGCAACGTAGCCGCAGGCGTAAAGGCAACCACCGACGGAGACGCATTGGCTTGCGCCGTCAAATCGGCATAAACCGCCGCTTGTAACTGCCGTAACTGCACATACACCGCATAAGGTGCGGTCAGCGCCACACTCGCCAACTGACCGCAGACATAATCGCGCACCGCAAACGCATCCTGCTGGCTGGCATAAGCCAACGCCGCAGACAGCCTGGCTTGCTCTATCGCCGCCACTTGCGCCACCGCCGCCTGCAATGCGGCCTGATTAGTCGCCGCCTCGACCTGTGTCGGCGTGTTGGCCGGCAGCGTAGGCCACGTGATGGCTGGCGCAAGCGATTGGATCAAGCGCAACGGCGTCAACGGCCGGGCCGTATAAGGCGATGGCAAAACCGCCGCCGGTGCCGGCGAAAGCACCAAATTCGGCACAGCCACCGGCGCCCCCCCAAAATAATTGTTCGCCACGCCCAAGCTGGACAAAGCGCCGGAACGCAACAGCCCGGCATAGGCCGTCTGCACCAGCCCACCTAGCAAACCGGTCGTGCCCGAAGCCATAGCGACCACTGCCGACACAATCCCGGCCGGCGTCGACCATTGGCCCAGTATCGCCGTCAACGGGCTTTGCCCACGCAACGCCGCCTCAGCACCCGACACCAGCGCATCGGCCACCCCCGGCGGCACCGGTAGATCAGCAACCAACGCGGCATAGCCGCCATTGATAAAACCGACGGCATTATTCATAGCGGTTTGCACAGCAGTCGCTGCACCCGTCACCGACGCGCTCATGCTGCTAATCACCGACAAATGTGCCGCAGCAGCCTGGGCAATCGTATTGGTCGCCGTTGCAGCCGCCGGCGAAGGCAACACATCGCCGGCGGACTCAATCAGCGTCAGATTAAAAATCGCCGCGCCGCCCTCGCGGATCGTCTCCGTCATCTCGCACGGCAAAATCGACACATTCATCCGACCCAGCCACGGATGCACCAAACGATGCACCCCCGGCGACCCAATCACCGCCAACAGCGCATCGCGCCCCGGCATATAATCCCAACCGTTCTCCTGACTCGCCACCACAAACGCCTGCAACCGCAGCTGCCGCCCCTTGCCGCCCAAATCCTCCACATACGGCAAGGCCCTGCCGGGAAAATCATGCACCACCTGCTGCCGGCCAAACGTCATCTGGTTCGATTCCACAAAAAACGCCACCCCATCCAAAGATGCAGGCTGGTTATGCAGTTTGGTCAGCCAAGCAGGTAACGCCGCAGGTTTTGCCGCAGTCGGTTGCAGCAAGCCGCTAATGATCGGCGGTAACGCAGAGATCATGGAAAATGCTGCCCGGCGCGTTCATTAGACAAGGTCACACCACCACCCTTGGTGGTTGCCCCGCCCAACTTAAGCGGTTGATCGCTCTGGTTCTTCAAGGTTATTTCCACCTTGGGCAGCTCACCACCGGGAAACATCGGCCGTTCAGGCGCCAAGCCCAGCGTCGATGCCAAACCATGCACCAGCCCGGCAAGGCTGTCACCCACCGCATAGCCCCCGCTGTTCACACTGTGCCGCACATCCAACAGCATATCCTTGACCGGATTGCCCGCGCCCGGACTTTTCATACTGCCCGGCGCCAACGAATCCAAAGGCTTCTTAGCGCCATTGACCGTATCGTTCAAATAATTCACCACGCCTTTAATGCTCTCGCCCAACGGCTCGAACGCATCCGCCGCGACCGAGATCACCGAATGCTCCAACCGCTCAAACGCCACGCCCAGACCGGTCGAGCGAATGGCCAGCTTTTCCTGCATCCCAGTGCTTTGCTCGACGTGTTTATAAAAATCAGCAAAAGACAGCGGCTTAGAAGCAATCAAAGCGGCCAATTTGCCGCCTTCCTCGCCAAATATCTTATGCAGTTCAACAATCATTTTCTGCTCATCCTTCATGCCACGATAACGCTTACGGATGATCGCAAATATCTCCTCTGGGGGCTTTATTTTGACGTTACCCTTCTTGTCTTCATCCCAAAAATCCATGCCACTTTTGGCCATCGCCTTATGCTTCTGCTTAGTGGGCGCCGCTAAATTTTCCAGCAAACGCGCCATTGCCGTACCCCCCTCATTCATCAGCGTATCGCCATACGCCAAGCCAGCAATAATTTTCTTTGGCTCAAGATGCAGCAAACCGGTACCGGCATTAGCCTGTTGCCAGTTATATAACAATTTGGCTGTAGACTGCCCCGACGCATCATCAGCCTTCACCATAAAATCAGCAAAATCGTACAGCTGCGCGCCATTCATACCAAAAGCAGACGCCGTCGCGCCCAGTGCCGAAGAGGCTTCCTCATAACTGACATCGCCCAATTTAGATAAGCCCGCCGCACCGGCGGCAGCACCACGCGGCCCATGAGTATCTTGCCCCTTAATCCCGGATTTCAGCATTTGATTGACCAACAATGCCATGCTCGCATCAGAAAACCCCGTCGTTTCAGCCAGCTCCC